CTTACGTTCCAACAGGAACTATTAGCACAGTAGAGTATTGGGATAATTCAGCTTGGGTTCCTATGATAGTTGGTGATTACAGAGTTTTAGGAGATACAACCAAGAAGGTTTATATGATTTCTAACAATGCTATGGAATATAGATTTACTTACACTTGTGGTTATGCTACTACGCCTAAAGGCATGAAAACAGCCCTTTTAAAGTATGTTGCTGACCTTTACGAATACAGAGAGTCAAGTGTTGAAGCTAGTCAACCAAACGCCAATTTAACGACCGCTTATGAGCTTATGAAGCCATATAAGCGTATTAACTACATATTATAATGATAGGTAAACTACATAATAGAATTACGTTTAAAAGCCTTTCTGGCACTTCTGACGGAGCTGGTGGTTATGTTAATACAGAATCTACCTACTATACTTGTTGGGCTCAGATTGCAACTGAATCTAATTCAAGAACTGATATATCAGGAAAAGACAATATTAAAGATGATATTAGATTTAGAATCAGATATACTACATCTAAAACTTTTGACAATAAACTCATAATATCCTATAAATCAAATACTTATCTAATTAATTCTGTTATTAATGAAAGGGATGAAAATAAGTATTTTATAATAGGTTGCTCAACTTTAAAATAATGGCAAGATTTGACATCAAGATAAAAGGCGTTGATGCAATAATGAGAAAGATAGAAGCTGCTCCTCAAAAGTTTGCAAAAGAATCATCTCAGATTATATATGAAACAGCTAGAGAAGTTGAATCTATGGCTCGTGCAAGAGTGGTACAAGATACAGGTGGTTTAATGCAGAGTATTAGAGCAAATAGGCTAGGGAATGGTGGTGCAATAGTTAAAGCAGGACTACCTAATGTCTCTAATGGAAAAGGTCATTTAATTAACTATGCTGCTTATGTAGAATGGGGTACAGGTAAAGAGCCTAGAAGATATCCTAATTTGAATAATAATGAATTAATTTCTTATGCTGCGACATTCAAAGGAAGAGGGGCTAGACAAACAAATTTACCTGCAAGACCATTTATGTACAACTCAGCTTCTGAGACTTTGGGCAAAATGATTAACAAGATCAAGAAGATAAAGATATAAATATATTTCGCTAAATTTGTGTAAATGAAAGACTGCGGATTAGCTATAAGAAAGGCTTATTTTGATAAGCTAAATGAGGAGTCTTACTCTTTGGATGTTTATGATACAATAGCTCCAGATACAGTAAATCCTCCTTTCTTGATTATCAGTAGTCAGACATCGGTAGAGAATAGTGACAAAATGAATTACCATCAAGATGTTACTATTCAGTTTGATATAGTATTCAAGAGTTCTAAAATAGGAGAAGTTGGTCAAAAGTCGGTAGATGATTGGGCTAACGAATTGTTAGAGATCATAGGAGTTTATCCTGCAGATTATCCTGATGCTGGTCCAGATTTTAGAATTGTAACTAGAAAAGTAAGTACAAATGATGCTACATTTGACTATGTAGACGAAGCTTACATTTTTAGAAGAGTAATTGTATTTGAACATTTTGTAACTCAAACATTATAAAAAAGATAAAATAAAATAAAATGGCAACAACAGGTGTATTTAACGGAACCTCATTGGTTGTATTAGTTGGATCAGAAGTAGTGGCACACGCTACATCTTGTTCTTTAAGTCTTTCTGCAGATTTACCAGATTCTACAGACAAGCAAAGTGGTGGGTGGACTAATCATATTGCTGGTGTTAAATCTTGGTCTTTGACTACAGACGGATTAGCTACAGTTGATCCTGCTGCAACAGCTTCTTATTTCACTACAGGTGAATTAATGTCTGCAATTCATGACAAAACTTTAGTAACTGTTAAATTTACTACTGTATCTGGCACAACACCAGTTCCAGGTGATTTATATTGGAGTGGTACAGCTTACATTGACAGCATGGATATTACTGCAGATATGGAGTCTCCAGTAACTTATTCTGTATCTTTTACAGGTGTAGGCGAGTTAGCACAAGGAACTACAGGAGCTTAATAACCAAAAACAACAACATATATGAGAGGACATTATCAGTTAATATTATCTGATGGTAAAGAAGTGCCAATGCGTTTCTGTACATGGAGTCTTAAAAGATTCTGTCAGTTGCAAGGTATCGGACCAGCAGAAATAGAAGAAACATTAAGCGGAAAGCAGACTTTGGATGCTATAGTTAATTTATTTAAGGCAGCAGCCGAATATCATTACATAGCTCAAGGTTTATCACATAACATAACTGAATTTATGGTTTGTGAATGGATAGATGACTTTGGCGGTTTATCAAGCCCAAAGTTCACAGAGATTATGAATGTTTTGGCTGAAAGTTTAAATAGTGGCGTAGAAAGACAAAATAATAGCAACGATTCTGATGAAGTAAAAAAAAATTAGAATGGCGTGATATAGAGAAATTTACAATGGGGGAGTGCCAAGTGCTTCCCCATTTGTTTTGGGATATGACGATGGCAGAGGTTGATTTAGTGTGGTATGGATATAAATTAAGGCTTGAGCAAGATTGGGTTAGAACAAGATGGCAGACGGCAATATTAGTAAATATTCAAATGCCAAAAGGTAAAAAGATAAAGCCTAAAGACCTAATTGAACTTGATTGCGATAAGCGTAACTTTGTGAAACCAAGAGTAATGACAAATGATGAATTGCAAGAGGTTCTTAAAAAGTATAAACAAGTATAAATTGTAATAGATGGCGGATAGTCAAATAATAAAAGTAGTATATGACTTTGATTTAGGTAATGCTAAACAATCTACTAAAGAGTTTACTAAATATCTAAGAGAAAATGGTCTTGCTCTTACAGTTGCCAAGCAAAGAGGTAAAGAATTAGCACAATCTGCAGATCAGGTTGCAGATAGCATGAATAGGGCTTCAACTGCTGCAGGAAAGGCAACTAATTCGTTAAAGCAAACAAATATGCAATGGACTAACCTTGCATTAGTTATACAAGATTTGCCTTACGGATTTAGAGGTATTCAGAATAACTTACCTGCATTAGTTGGTAGTTTTGCTGCTGCTACTGGTCCTATATATCTAGGTATTTCTGCTGTTATTGCTGCTGTTACAGCTTGGGATATGGGCTTGTTTAAAGTTAAGGAAACTACAAAGCAAGTAAAAGATGAGCAAGATTCATATAATGAATCATTGAAAACATCAATGTCAAGTGCTTTTGGAGAAATAAGTCAGTTAAAAGCATTAATATCTGTTATAGAAAATACTGGCGTTTCAATAGATAAGAGAAAAGCTGCTTTAAGAAAACTTCAAGATGAGTACCCAGAGTACTTTAAAAATATGTCTGTAGAAAAGACAAAAATTGGAGAATTAGAGACAGCTACAAACAACTTAACACAAGCAATTATTGCAAGAGCAGAAGCAAACGCAATGACTTCTGAAATTGAAAAATTAGCTACTAAAAGATATGAGAATACAAAGCAAATTGAAGCGAATGAAGTAGCGATTTTAAATCTTACAAATGCTCTTGGATTGTATAATGATAAAAGAGAGGAACAAGTTATACAAGATCAATTTGGTGTTAGAAGAACAATAAAAACGCCTTATGGTAAAAGAGTTGATGAAATAAAGCAACTTGAAAAGGCAAATTCAGGATTAAGGACTTCTAATGATTCCTTAAACCTTTCAATGGCTAAACTTCAAAACTCTATAAACTTTAGAGCACCACAAACAGCTCTTTTAGATGTTCCTCAAGAAAAAGTAACAAAATTAAAAAAGGCGTTTGATGTAACCAAAGCGATTGCACTAGAAATAGCTAAACTAAGAGCTAAAGAACCTGAAATGGTAGAACCAAGAGATACTTCTGGTGATTATGCTGCTCAGATGTTTGATTATGGTTATTTATCAATGAATCAATTCTTTAGAGAATCCAATGAAAACTTTGATAAATTAAAAGAGAATGCAAAGAAATCTGCCGAAGCTTTAAGCACGCTAGGAAGGGGCATTATGGCTGCATTAGGACCATCTTTAGACGCTTTGTTAGAAAAGGGTGCATCTTTAGGAGAAACGCTTGTAAACGCCTTAAAAGATGTTTTAAAGCAATTAATTAAAGTAGCTTTAGCTGCTGCAATTACAGTTCTACTTTTATCAGCATTAGGTATTGTAGATTTTGCTGATTTTAGCAAGAATTTTGCTACATTATTCAAAAGCGGAATGGGATTCTCTCCTCAGACATTTAATCCAACTCCTGATGCTTCAGGCAAAACTCCTGGTATATTAGATACTATTAAAGGTTCTTCTAGCACAATAAATGTAGTTGGTAAGATAGCTGGTGGAGATATATTATTAGCGAGTCAACAGGCTCAAAGAAACAACGAAAGCACATTCTAATGGCATACGGATTAAAATATGAACTTGTATTCGATGATGTCTTTACTAGTCAAAATCAGGCTGTAAAAGATGTATATAGAATAAGAATATATAAAGATGGATATTCTTCTACTACCTACTCTTTAATTGGAGGAGCAAGTCCTATCGTTATAGATACAGCTGACACAGAAGGTAAGTCATTTATGCCTATTATATCTAAAAGGGCTACAGTTAGCGTTATTAAAGACGATAATTTGAATGTAGAAGAGTTTTTTACTGCAGAAGATACAGACTTTAAGCTTGTGGTAGAAAAGGGTACAAATAATAGTGGCACATATACATACAATGAAACATTGTTTATTGGTACATATATACCTGTAGAACAAATAGTATTTAGTCCTGTAGAGATACAAGAATTGACTTTAGTATTTAATGATGGTTTATCTAACCTAAAAGAAAAGAAAATATACTATGATAATCTATTTGTAGTAGGTTTTACTGCTGGTGAAACATATAGTTTTAAAGATTTACTTACTAATGCTTTGTCGCAAAATGGTTTACAATTAAGCTATAACATAAATTGGTACTATAAAAACACTAGTTTATCTGATAGAGAGCCCGAAAATATGTTTGTAGAGAAAAACAGCTTTATGGACACTCCAGGATCATATATTACATGGTATGATGTAATAGATGGTATATGTAGAAAGTTTGGATTTATATGCCATCAAAAGAATGGAGAATACTATTTGACTTCTTATGCTTCTTTGACTAGAACTAATAGCAGATCATATTATAAATACCTATATGATGGCACATACGATAGTACAATAACAGAAACAGATACAGTTACAACTATAGATGCAAGTGATGACTTTAAGCAAGTAAACACTTCTTTATTGGTTACTTTATCTAAGGGAAACAAGTCTTATACTCAAGTTTCTACAGTTCAGAATGGAATACAAGCTGTATTAAACGGAGACTTTAGCTCATGGGCTAATTCTACTACAGCAGATGGTTGGGGTATTGGAATGACATATCAAAGAGACGGAACTAATAACCAACTTAGAGCATATACAGCCCAAACTACAGGATTAGGAATGGGTGGGTTTATCGAATCTCAACCTATAGAAGTAAAGAAAGGAGATGTTGTATCTATATTTAGTGATTTAAATACAAGCGGATTATATCAAGAAGCTGCTAGAGTTGTTTTAGTTAGAGATGGTAAGCCTGATTTTTATTGGAATCCAAATGGAACATTTCAGGACACAGACTATATTTTAAATCATAATAGCTTTGATGCATCTACAAGTAAATATACATATATACCAGATGATGGTATATTATATGTTAGAATTTACCAACCATACTATACAGGTGGTACAATACCTAACCTTTATATATATGTAGGATATTTTAGAATACAATATTTTGGTGTAAACTCTAAAGTACAAAACTTTGATAGCATAAATTATGAGGCTGCTAAAGATGGCTTATTTAATAGAAGTAATGACTCATATCAAGATTTAACTTTCTTCTCGAATGAAGCTTTAATTAATACCATACAAACTGAAGTAGTTTACACAAATAATAACAATGTAAGTGCATCAAGATTTATGGGTGCATGGTTAACTTCAGGTAGAAGTGCTGTTCCTGATACATGGCAAAGAGATGGTGCAGGTGCTACTGATTCTTTATTTAATTTTGTATCTGAAGATGTTGGTGTAGATGAACTATATAATCAATTAAAAATTGAGGGTGATTTCCTAACTGATGGTTATGATATTACTAAAAAGTTCAGTTATTCTTACGCTACAGGCATAGATGCATCAACATATATATTAGTTGGTTACAAATATGACTTAAAAAGAAAGATTCAATCTGTTAAGTTATTTGCAATAAACTATGGATTAGAAACAAATATTACTAGAAATTTATATTTAAACTCGAGATAATGGCATCAGCAATCAATGGAACCAATATAGTACTTTATTATTATGATCCAGTTACAATGGAAGGAATACCTTTTGGTGCTTCTACCAACTGCGTATTAAATTCATCTACGGATCAAGTAGAAGTCACAACATCTGAATCAGATGGGTTTAGACAATATAAGTCATCTCAAAACTCATGGAGTTTATCTTGCGATGGATTTATTGCATTAAATGATTATTCTTATTTGTTTTTATCTCAATTATATAGAGATAAAGAAACTATCTTAATTAAGTTCCAGATAGACAACGATAATGGTGATGGCAGTGGTGACTTAGGTTATACTGTATTTAGTGGATCAGCTAACCTGACTTCTTTATCAATTAGTGGACCAGTAGAGAATGTGTCTACTTATAGCGTTTCATTACAAGGTACAGGTGCTTATACAATTACTGGTACTCAGGTTACTCCTGGTGGCGTAGTTGTTGTAGGATCAAATGTGACAATGTTCGATTACACTGCTGCAGGTGGAGAGACTTCTGTTACTTGGTCAGGTGCTATTGGATTGAGTTGTGTAACTGTAACTAGAGGTGGTATTGAAGTTAGAAGCATTGGAACAACAGGCACTCCTACAGGTGAGAATGTGGTATTTACTTCATCTACAGGAACGCTTACCTTTGCATCAGGAAGAGCATTGGAAGCTGATGAGTTCGTTAGAATTTTAGTAAAATAATTAATTTAATATAGGATGTCGAATCAATTACAAATAACTGGCGGTGCGAAAGTAAGGAACTTAGAAGGTGTTT